TCACCCGTGATATTCCACTTCCACACGTGTGTTTTTGCGGTCAAATACAATCTTACTGACAAATGTGTGGAGCATGTCGTTTTTCAGCCCTGCCGGTGCATCGGATTCCAGAAGTGTAACGTTTGACAGGATACGCTGCCGCAGCTTTTCTGCCACAGATTCCTGGGTTTCTTTCGGCGGAGCAGGCTTCGCTTCCAGTTCTTCGATTTCCTTTTGGATTCTGGCTTTGTTCTGCCTGTACTCCTCTATCGTGTCAATGCCGTTTTCATACGCCTCCCTGACACGGGCGAGTTTCTTTCTGGCACGTTCCAGAGCCTTTTGGTTGTCCTGCATCTCCTGACCTTCCGCAGCGTTTTCCGGAATCAGTATGGTGCGAAAATTCTGTGCCTCCACATCGCTTTTGATCTTATCAACGATCATCTTGTCAATATATTCCAGCTTGATATAGTGAGATACATTGCACTTCCCGTGTGCGTAGTTGTGGCACTGGATCCCGTTGCCACGGCCAAGCATACACAGTGCCCCGCCGCAGTCGCTGCATCGCAGCAGCCCTTTCCCCAGAAACGGGATACCGACTTCCGGCTGCTCGTGCTTCTTGTACTTGCGTTTGTTTTCCGCGATCTTCTCTTGTACCGCGGCGAATTGTTCTTCGGACACAATTGCGGTGTGAGCGTTGTTTTTGACAATGGTATTCCCTTTGATTTTTTCGGCGTGTTTCATGTCTTTTGTCCCCCCGGGAGTCCAGTGCTGGTGTCCTGCATAGGTGATATTCCGCAGCACATATTCCACTGTACGGTTCTCCCAAGGCTTTCCGTATGCGGTGCGTATGCCGTTGTTGTTCAGTTGTGTAGCGATAGTCCGCATTCCTGTGCCGCTTAAAAAGGCGTTGAAGATCCACTGCACTGTCTTTGCATCGTCATTGGGCAGCAGTTCACCATCTTTCGCTGTATATCCAAACGGAGCACGCCCAAGTGTGCCGCCACGCCGTGCCTTCTCCGACATGCCGCGGACGACTTCTTCCGACAGGTTGATACTGTAGTATTCGTCCATAGCTTCCAGCAGGGCTTCGATCAGGATAGACGTTTTATCTTCTCCGATCTGCTCGGAGATAGACACCACTTCCACACCGCACTGTTTCCGGAGCATGGACTTGTAGACCACGCTGTCCTCCCGGTTCCGGGCAAAACGGGAGAACTTCCACACCAGGATCGCATCAAACGGGTGGCTTTTCTGCTTTGCCGTGCCGATCATCTGCTGAAACGCCGGACGCTTGGTGCTTCTGCCGCTGATGCCCTCGTCTACGAAGATGTACTCCTGCGGTACGATGTAGTCGTTTCGCTTGGCGTAGTCCAGAATGGCTTTCCGCTGGCTGTCGGGGGAGTATTCGATCTGGTCATCGGTGGATACGCGGATGTACGCCGCTGCGATTTTCATTGGGCGCTCCTTTCTATCATGATGCCCTGCCGTGGTGGGCGGCAGGGCGGCGTAAGCGATCTTATTTCAGCGATTCATCGACTGCTTTGAGATTCAACAGGTAAAATGAACGATTGCCCTGTTTATTGGTAATCAGCAGTTCTTCGGGAATACGTTTCAGCCTTGAACGAACAGTGTTATATGTCATTCTCATTTCACATTCCAGTTCTTTTTGAGAAATTCCCATGTTGGAAAACAGTGCCGCTTGAATCAGATAGTCGTATATTCTGCACATACTTTCATTCTCTGCATTTGGCAGCTGTGTGATCAGATCGATATAGTGCATCAGTTTTTCGGAACGTTCTGATAAAGCCTGATAAAGCTGATGCATGGAAATATCCACAATCCCCAGAAACATTTCTGCAAAGGGCGTGAGATCACCTCTATTATTATAATGATTGCAAATTTCAAAGGCTTTATAATACTTATTTATATGTTCTTTAATCGTAAAAGAGATACGATAACCAATTAGCTTGTTCAGGTTTTGAGAGAGTATATAACTGCTGATAAAACGGCTGGTACGTCCATTACCATCATAAAACGGGTGGATATACCCGAACAAATAATGAAATACCGCTACTCGCAACAAAATATCACAATGATTGTCATTCAGAAAATCAAGAGATTTTTTCATCACAGATATGATTTTAGATTCGGGATAAAGTCCATCGTGGATTTTTTTGTCAGTCGGAGAGTAAACGCCCACATCATTTTTACGGAATATTTTTCCATCAGGTAAATCATCAGGATCAGTCGCTTTTATTTCTTCATAGAAAATATCATCATAGATTTTACGTACATCTTCAGGGGTTTGAAGCGGCAGGTTTTCACTCTTCATCAGCAGAACATACTTATTTACAAGTCCAACAAACCTTTCACGTTTATTGTTTTTGGATAAGTCCTGTAGAATTTCGCTGATTTCCTTTCGTGTACTGTGAACACCTTCAATATTGTTTGTCAGGACGATTTCATCAATCAAACAGCGTTGCTGAAATTGTGACAAAGCGATTCCGGGAAGGCGATTGCAAATCTGGCTGATTTTATTGTTCGTGCGTTCAATCGAAATAATCAGTCTGAAGATTTCGGCGGACTGGCAGACAAACGCAGAGTGCTCTCCGATTTTTATATCGAGATGAATTGTATCTTCATCTTGAAAGCGTTTATCATATTCAGCGTGAAAAGCCGAAGGATCTGCATAGAACAATTTGTATAATGTTTTTTTACTCACCTTTATCACCTCATGGCCTAGAAATCATCTTTCAAAATCAGCTTATTTTTGAAAGATTCACTCTAATTGTAACCTACAGCTTCTCAAAAGTCAAGGGATTTTGAGAAGTATATTGTCGATTTTGAGGATCGCTTTTCAATTTTTAATCATTTATCCAGATCATATTTTAATCCATGTGCCTGTGTAGGGCGGTTTTTTATGCCTCACACCAGCTCCGTCTTCCCGATGACACGTCCCCAGCATTGCAGGCTGTCGCTTTCGTGGATCGGTATGGGATCATACTCTGGATTGCGGGAGAGCAGTTCGCTCTCGCCAAGTTCCTTGACGTAGCCGTCACCGTTCAGCGTAAACACGCCCACTTCGCCCACTTCAATCGTCGGGGTAGACTGTACCAGCAGAATGTCACCGTTCAGATAGTCCGGCTCCATGCTGTCCCCGTCTACTTCCACAGCAAAGTCCGCCTGATGTACGGCGGCGGTTTCCACAACCTCTGCCTCCTGCCAGTTATCATCGTCGTCCAGGTTGTAACCCAGACCGGCAGAAACTTTGTGGCGGCTCAGGCGGTGGAGCAGATAGGCAGCACGCTTTGATGCGGCAGTCTGCCGTTTCTGGTCGGCAGCAACGATCTTCCGCAGCACGTCCAGGAACGACTTTCGGGAAGTTTCGTCCAGACTTAGCCACTCTCGGAGCAGGTCCTTTTCCATTTCGTCCACCGTCATCAGCTTGTCGATCGGATCGGCTGGCTCTTTGGCATCTGGTCTGCCTAAAAGATAGTCGGTTGATACATCAAAGTAATTTGCAATTGCGACTAGTGTTTCACCGTTAGGCTCTCGTGCACCTGTTTCATAGTTTTTATATGTACCTTGTCCGATTCCGATTCCTTCGGCAACTTCCTTTTGTGTTTTACCGGATTTTTTTCTGGCTGCTTTCAAATTATCAGTGTTCATTGTATCACCTCCTTGTCTACAGTATAGTACATTTCGTCCTAAATGTCAATACGATTTTTGCATATTTTCTTCTGGATAGGGCGTATTGTACACCTTGAACAAAAACAGCAAGGACTATTTGTATACATTTTTCTTGAAAATCCATTGACAATTAGGACGTACTGTGCTATAATCATATTGTCAGCAGGACGTAAAGTCCTAAACGCTGAAAATCCTGTTTCCCGCCTAGGGGAAAACGATACTGAGGGGGGTGAATGACATGAGTGAAACAGCAGAGGTCATCTGCCAATTGATAAGTTGGTCGATGGTTCCTGTTACGGTTGTTATTTTTCAGTCCATATTGGACAGCGATAGTGTACGCATCAAAATAATTCTATGGGTCGCTCTAATTTTAGCTTTCGGCATAATGATTGGTAATCCGTTTGTAGTGACTTTGCTAGTTCCCTGAATGCAGAATCGTATTTGGATTTTGAAAATGTTTTGGATTTCTGGTTTTCATCTTCATCTGAAATAAAGTAATCCAGAAAAGACAGATAAAAGACTTTGTACAAGCGTTGCGATTCTGTGCCCATGTACATAACGTTTTCAGAAAACAAATCCAGAAATCGTGTTGCAGTATCGAAATTGAAATGAAGCGTGTCGTTTTCTGGGACTGCACCTCTCATGCACATTATATAAAATGGCGTGTAGAGTTTTTCTACTCGTTGCATACGAATCTGGTCTTTTTTCATCTTTCTGTTTGTTCTTCCGGTAATGCCTAGCACTACGAGAGTGGTTATAGAAGAAATCACTGGTGGTATCAGCATTTCTACAAGCCCTTGAAAATCAAAATCCATTGTATTCGCCCCTTTCTGATGCCTATTATACCACACCAGAAATCGGAATACAACCACAGGGTAAAAGAACTTGCTTTACAAGTTACGAAAAGTCACTCGTTATATACTGTAGACAAGGCAGCAAAAAAGCCCACCGCAAAGCGGCAGGCTTTTGGGAAAGCAGAGAGAAATCTGCTTAGTTTGCAATTTTGCATCTGGACAGCAGCAGGTATTGTCCGTCAGAAACGGTAACATAGGACTGTCCGCTGAAATTTTCATTGGTGACAATTGGAGCATCCGGTGCACTGCTGTCATATACGCAGTAGTAGCCGTCGATCTCGTCTGTAGATTCCAGCTTGTATTCTCCTGCCGGAAGGTCGATACCGATGCGGAATTCGCCCTCACCGTCTGTCATAATGGCATATGGGCTGCCGGCAATTTGTTCTGCCGGAATTGCCATAGCACGGTTCAGTTCAAGATACTGTCCGTCAGATACAGTGACAAAGGCGTTGTAATCGAAGTTTTCGTTTCCAATGATGCTGTCGCCGACACTATCAGCGTTTACGCTGTAGTATCCGCCAAAATTGGAATCCATTGCAAAGATGCAGTATTCTCCGGCGGCAATATCCACGCCGACTTTGTATGTGCCCTCTTTGGTAATGTCAACCGTAGCAGCCGCTTCTGTCGGTGCTTCCGTCGGTGCATCTGTTGCATCTTCAGCTTGTGCAGTAGTGGTTTCTTCCGCTTCCGTTGCTTCTTCCGTTGTGGTTGCTGTCGTAGTCACAGCAGGGGAAGAACTGGAATCGTCAGAAGAACTGCTGCCGCTGCCAGATGCGACACCGATGATAAGCATCAGGGCAAAAAAGGCAGTGATGATGATTTTTACAGGCAGCTTCCATTCTTTCTTATTGCACCACATCAGTATCAGACCAACGGGCCACACCAGAATGAGCATCAGCACAACAAACCAAGTTTGCTTGCTAAGCGGTTCTTTCTTCGGCGGCTGCGGATACTGCTGGTACTGTTGGTACTGCGGTGCAGCATTCTGATATGTGTTGGGCTGCTGCGGGGGCGGCGGAACGGGCTGCTGTGCAGACTGTGCGGTGGTCGGCTGTTCAGCACCGTCCAACGGAAGCTTTGTGCCGCACAGGCTACAGAATTTTGTTCCGGCAGCGTTTTCACTGCCACATGACGGACATTTCATAGTGGTACATCCTCCTAAAAAATTGATATTTTTATTATACCATATTCATTTGTGAAATGCAAGCATTCGACAGAATTCGACAAAAATGTAATCAAATTGTAATGAAACCGCGTTTCCACGTCCCGAGCATGACGCAAAACCGCTTACCAACATCTTCAATCGCCATTGTGGCGAATACCTCCTTTCATTTCCATGCGGCGGACTGGTACACCCGCCGCAGACGGAGCGACGAGTACGATTCGGGTGCAACTCCTGAACGCTCCACAGTTCAAAAAAGTGAGGTGACACTTATGACAGCAACCAGAGTAGCACAGCAGCTGATCCACGCGGCACTGGACGTAGTCGCACCGCTGGAACGGTTCAGTTATCTGTCCGGCGTTCTCGACGGCTATAAGCTTGCCAGAGAGGAAGTCGAGGGGCAGCAGTTTCGGGTGCAGAACAAGGACGATGTGCAGGAGCACAGCAGAGCGTGAACAGAAAGGAAGATAAAACATGAAAGACCTGATTCAGATCCACTACGACAATGCAGACCGCCCGACGGTATCGGGGAGAGAGCTGCATGAAGCACTGGGTGTAGAAACCAGATACAATGACTGGTTTGACCGTATGTGCGAGTACGGCTTTTCCGCGGGAAAGGACTATTACTCATTTTTGAGTAATAGGTCTGACGGCAAGGCAGGCAAGCCCAGAACCGACCACCAGCTGACAATCCCCATGGCAAAGGAACTCTGCATGCTCCAGCGGACGGACAAGGGAAAGCAGATGCAGCAGTACTTCATTGCCGTGGAAGAACAGTGGAACAGCCCTGATGCGATCATGGCAAGAGCCTTGCAGCTGTCGAACGCCAAGCTGAAAGAGATGCAGATCACGGTTTCCGCACTGACGGTGGAAAACCAGATCATGAAGCCGAAAGCGGAGTACTTCGACGAACTGGTTGACCGGAATCTGCTGACCGGCATTCGGGAAACCGCCGGAGAACTGGGCGTGAAGCAGAACCAGTTCGTGGCGTTCCTGCTGGAAAAGAAGTACATGTACCGCGACAAAAAGGGCAAGCTGACCGCCTACGCAAAGCCACTCTCAGACGGCTTGTTCGAGCGGAAAGAGTGCGTGAACGAGAAAACCCAGTGGAAAGGCACGCAGGACCTTGTCACACTCAAGGGCAGGGAAACGTTCCGGCTGCTGATGGTCGGAGCGTGACAACAGACAAGCCGGCACCCGCATAAACTGTACAGAAAGGAGCGTGCAGCATGAGTACAAGCAAACTGATTCGAGAAGAAACCGGCGAGATCGTCCCGTGGGACAGCCTGACCAAACAGGAAAAGCTGGACCTTTGGGACAACGTGTGGTCTAAGCGTATTGCGAGAGTTGTTGCAGAGTACATCCACAACCACCCGGAGGAACGGAAACAGGTCATTGATGCCCTGGACTGGGCACGGGAGCACCCGTGGAAGTCCGGCGAAGATGCCACAGAAACCGAATAATCACCCGCCGCGAAAGCGGCAGAAAGGACAAGCCAAATGGAAACCCAGAAGAAACACATTGAGATCCACATCAAGATGGACGAGAACGAGCAGATCACGCCGAACTCAAAGATAAGCAACGTCAGCGGCGATGACGTGATAGCTTGCTATCTTGCAGGTGCGGTATACGTTGCCAATATCGTGGCAGATTGCAGCAACGGTAAGCACGATGCAAAGCAGGTACTGGGAGCAATGCTCAAAAGGCTTTCCCTGGTTTTTGTACACTTCGATGAAATCATGGAAAAAGAGGAGAAAAGCTGATGACGCTTACGATGACCGCCGAGGAGTACAACGGCGTGATAAAGTACCTGCTGTCCCTGCCCATGAACCGTGCAGATTACCCATTGCTGGAGCATCTTTACGCCGGCGGCGGGATCCCGGAGGTACTCGGCGAAACCAGCAAGGAACTGCGTGCCAGAGTGGCGATAAACGCTGTCAAGGCACACTGTGACACAAAGAAAACCCCTGCACCGGCGGCAACCGGTAACGGGGGCATGGAAAATAATTAACCACAACTATCATATCACACTTAGGAGGAAATGTCAAATGGAAACGAAACTGAAAGACAGCGAGATCGTTGCTGAACTGATCGAGAGCGTCCGGCACGACATGGAGATGCCGAAAGAAATCTGGAATCGGGGAATGGGACTGCTGCAAAAGTTCCAGCAGCTCGAACGGGACGAGGAAGCTGCACAGGACAAAGCTGCATTCGAGGAGGCATGCCGCCGTGGATAATCAGAAGAACTGCTGCGTGAACTGCGGCATCAGAAGCGTACCCTTGTACTTAGGACTAGACAACCGGCTGCACTGTGCCGATCACATCGGCCTGCTGCTGCCGCCGGACAAGCCGGAACAGCCGGCAGAGGAGGAACATCATGGATAAACTGAGAATGCAGAAGAAAGAGCCTGCCGGCAGGAAGAACGGCGAACGGCGGCTGTTCACCAGCGTGAATCTGCGTCTGGAACACGCCGCACTGGTGGAGGAAGTCGCACTGGAAACCGGACGCACCAAGACACAGGTGCTGGGGGATATGGTCCAGTTCGCCTACGACCACATTGAACTGTATGAGGAGGGAGAAGCATGAGCGTGAAGATCAACAGTCTGGAAATCGAAAACGTCAAGCGGATCAAGGCGGTAAAGCTGGAACCGTCCGCCAATGGTCTGACCATCATCGGCGGCAACAACAATCAGGGGAAAACCTCTGTGCTGGATGCCATTGCGTGGGCACTGGGCGGCGACAAGTACAAGCCCACCGCTGCGGCAAGGGACGGGGCATACACCGATCCCATTCTCCATGTGGAGTTGTCCAACGGTCTGATCGTAGAGCGAAAGGGCAAGAACAGCAGCCTGAAAGTCATTGACCCCAACGGCAACAAGGCAGGTCAGCAGCTGCTGAACTCGTTCCTGTCTGCACTGGCACTGGATCTGCCCAAGTTCATGAACGCATCGGACAAGGAAAAAGCGGCGATCCTGCTGCAAATCATCGGCGTGGGCGAGCAGCTGGCACAGATTGAATCTGAGGAAAGCCGGCTGTACAACCAGCGTACTGCCATTGGCAGAATCGCCGACCAGAAGCAGAAGTATGCCTCAGAGCTGCAGTGCTGGGAGAACGTGCCGAACACACCGGTTTCCGCATCGGAGCTGATCGCACGGCAGCAGGAGATTCTGGCACGCAACGGCGAGAACCAGCGGAAACGGGAAAACGCTGCCCGGTATGCACAGGAACTCACCGCCGCACAGGCTGCCTATGACGCTGCCAAACAGCGTCTGGAACTGGCAGAGCAGAACGCTGTGACTGCCCAGATGTCCGCACGGGATCTGCAGGACGAATCCACCGCCGAACTGGAAAAGAGCATTGCGGAGATCGACGCCATCAACATGAAGATCCGGGACAATCTGAACAAGGAACATGCCGAGGAAGAGGCAAAGACCTACCGGCAGGACTACGAAGCACTGACTTCACAGATCCACGCACTGCGGCAGGAGAAGCAGGACTTGCTGCACGCCGCCGACCTGCCGCTGGAAGGGCTGACGGTGGAAAACGGAACACTACAGTACCACGGCAAGCAGTGGGACAGCATGAGCGGCTCAGAGCAGCTGCGAGTGGCGGCTGCCATTGTGCGAAAGCTGAATCCGGACTGCGGCTTTGTGCTGCTGGACAAGCTGGAACAGATGGACAGCGTCACCCTGCAGGAGTTCGGGCAGTGGCTGGAACAGGAAGGTTTGCAGGCAATTGCCACCCGTGTGTCTACCGGGGACGAGTGCTCTATCCTGATTGTTGATGGATACTCTGTTTCACCGAATGAGGCAATAAAGCAACAGACAACGTGGGAAGCTGGTGTGTTTTGATGGGAACATTTATTGATCTGACTGGCAAACAATTCGGGGATTGGAATGTGATTTGCAAATCAGAGTACGCTGGTCACGGTATAAAGCCACGTATTTTTTGGAAATGCAGATGTAAAAACTGCGGAGCAGAAAGGAATATCGATGGCAAATCACTCCGATCCGGCGTATCTTCTCATTGCGATTGCACACGTTATTCTTTCTTGATAACAAACCCGCCGCACCATACACACGGAAAGAGTCATACTCGTCTGTATTATGTCTGGTGCGGAATGCGTCAGCGTTGCACTGACCCTAATAATGTTCATTTTCACTTATACGGCGGTCGAGGAATATCTGTTTGTCAAGAGTGGAAACAAAGCTTTGAAGCATTTTATAAATGGGCAATGAAGTCTGGTTATGACCCGTATGCATTGCGTGGAGCTTGCACGATTGACCGAATTGATAATAATGGGAATTACTGTCCTGAAAACTGCCGATGGGTTGATGCAAGAACCCAAGCACACAACAGAAGAAGCGTGGAAAGGAGAACATCACAATGAATTTTGAAGAAACAAACGGCATTCAGACCGGTGCCGGCGTGAAACTGGTCATCTACGGACAGGAGGGCGTGGGAAAGACCTCTCTGGCGGCACAGCTGCCGGGAGCGGTGTTTCTGGACTGCGAGGGCAGCACCTCGAAGATGAACGTCCGGCGGCTGCCCAAGCCCACCAGCTGGGAGATGCTCCAGCAGGAAGTGGATTTCGTGCTGGAATCCCACGCACAGCGGCAGTATCAGACCTTGTGCATCGACACCTTCGACTGGGCAGAACGCCTCGCCATTGCCCAGCTGTGCAGCAAGCACCAGGTGAACGGCATCGAGGGCTTTGGCTACGGCAAGGGCTGGGAGTATGAAGCGGAGGAGATCGGGCGGTTTCTGGACAGCGCAGAACGCCTTGTGCAGGCTGGCGTTAATGTGGCACTGCTCTGCCACGCCGTCACCCGAAAAGCGTCCCTGCCGGAGATTGATGCGGAGTTCGATCACTGGGAGCTGAAGCTGGGGAACAAGACCACCAACAAGATCGCACCGCTGCTGAAAGAGTGGTCAGACATCACCCTGTTTCTGGCGTTCCAGACCTACGTCATCGCCACCGACGACAAGGGCAAAAAGCACAAGGCGACTGCCTGCAACCGTGTGATGTACACCACGAAAACGGCGTGGTGGGACGCAAAGAACCGGTTCGGCTTGCCGGAGATGTTGCCCCTGGAATATGCGTCCATTGCGTCCGTCTTCGCTGCACCTGCACCAGCTGCCGCACCTGTTCCAAAAGCACAGCAGGTCATAGAAAAGGCACAGGCTGCCGGACTGCCCACGGAAAAGGATCTGGCGGAATCGGAGCTGCTGATTACCGCAGACGGACAGCTGCCAGAGCCGCAGCCGACCGCAGCCGACGTGCAGACCCAGCACATTCTGGACGGCATCGCACCTCAGCTGGCACAGCTGATGACCGCATCACAGGTGCAGCCGTCGGAATTGCAGGCAGTCGTAGGCAAAAAGGGCTATTTCCCGGCAGATATGCCCGTGCAGAACTATCCGCAGGACTTCGTGGAAGGCTGGTGCATTCCGTGGTGGCAGAACATCGTGGAAATGATACAGCAAAATCGAGTGCCGTTTTAAGGCAATACCGCACAAAGAGAAAGGCAGGTTCTACATGAACAATTACAACAACACAACCGCAAACACCCAAGGTCACGAACTTGGCTGGGGCGACGAGATCCAGCAGGAAAGCAGCTTTATTCTGCTGCCGGAGGGCGACTACCGCTTTACCGTGGAGAAGTTCGACCGTGCCAGACATGCCGGCTCGGCGAACATTCCGCCCTGCAACAAGGCAATCGTCCACTTCCGGGTGTTCAGCCCGGACGGCAGCAGCGTTCTCCTGCAGGAGAACCTGTTTCTGCACACGAAAATGGAATGGAAGCTGTCCGAGTTTTTCGCCAGCATCGGCATGAAACAGAAAGGGCAGGCGGCACAGATGAACTGGTCACAGGTGTGCGGCAAGTCCGGCGTGTGCCATGTGAAAATCCGCACCTATGAAAAGCGGGACGGCGGCGGAACTGGGCAGGCAAACCAGATCGACAAGCTGTATCCGTCCTACGATCAGCCACAGACCGCCCAGAATGCCCCACAGCAGCCCTACAACGCGCCGCAGCAGCCGTACTCGCAAAACAACCCACAGTCGTGGCAGCAGCCCCAGAACGGCACACAGAACGGCTGGAACAGGGGACAGTTTTAAGGAGTGAAACCCCTCAGTCACCTACGGTGACAGCTCCCCTACAGGGGAGCCAGTATGGAAAGGAGTACGATCATCATGCAAATGCGACCTTATCAGCAGGCGGCGAGAGAAGCCGTGCACCGGGAGTGGGACGAGGGCAGAAAGCGGACGCTGCTGGTGCTGCCCACCGGGTGCGGCAAGACCATTGTCTTTGCAAAAATCACCGAAGATGAAGTTCGCAGCGGCAATCGGGTGTTGATATTGGCACATCGGGGCGAGTTGCTGCAACAGGCGGCGGACAAGCTGGAACGCACCAGCGGTCTGAAATGTGCCGTGGAAAAGGCAGAGCAGACCTGTCTGGGAGAGTGGTATCGTGTCACGGTGGGCAGCGTTCAGACCCTCATGCGGCAGAAACGCCTTGCCCAGTTTCCGCCGAACTACTTTCAGACCATTATCATCGACGAGGCACACCATGCCATTTCCGACAGCTATCAGAGCATTCTGGAACATTTTCCAGATGCCAACGTACTGGGCGTGACGGCAACGCCCGACCGGGGCGACAAGCAGAATCTGGGCAGGGTGTTTGACAGTCTGGCGTATGAATACACCCTGCCCCAGGCCATTCACGAGGGATACTTGACACCGATCCGGGCGTTGACCGTGCCGGTGCAGATCGACTTCACCCATGTGGGGACGGCTGCCGGAGATTACAAGCCGGGGGACATTGCCACGGCACTAGACCCCTATCTCGACCAGATCGCCGCCGAAATGGCGAAATACTGTGCCGACCGGAAGACGGTGGTGTTCCTGCCGCTGGTCAAAACCTCCCAGAAGTTCCGGGACATTCTCTGTCAGCACGGATTCCGGGCGGCAGAGGTCAACGGTGAATCCGACGACCGGGAACAGGTTTTACGGGACTTTTCCGACGGCAAATACAACGTGCTGTGCAACAGTATGCTGCTCACCGAGGGCTGGGACTGCCCGGAGGTAGACTGCGTGGTGGTGCTGCGTTCGACGAAAGTCCGTGCCCTGTACTGCCAGATGGTGGGACGCGGCACGCGGCTGGCAGAGGGGAAAGACCACCTTCTGCTGCTGGATTTCCTGTGGAACACGGAAAAGCACGAGCTGTGCCGTCCGGCGTGCCTCATCTGCGAGGACGAAGAAGTGCAGCAGAAAATGACACAGCAGCTGGAGCAGCAGCCCGGCGTGCCGGTGGACATTGAGGAAGCTGAAAACAAAGCGTCCGAGGACGTGGTGGCAGACCGGGAGTCCAAGCTGGCGGAGCAGCTGGAATCCATGAAAAAGCGGAAGTCGAAACTAGTCGACCCTTTGCAATACGAGATGTCGATCCAGTCCCAGGATCTGACCGGCTATGTGCCGTCGTTCGGGTGGGAATCCAGTCCGCCGACGGACAAGCAGAAGAAAGACCTGGAGAAACGGGGCATTGACCCCGATGCGGTGGAGAGTGCCGGAAAGGCGGAACAGATTCTCCGCACGGTGGCACAGCGGCAGATCAGCGGACTGGCTACGCCGAAGCAGATACGCTGTCTGGAAAAGTACGGCTTTCAGCACGTGGGCAGCTGGTCCTTCGATGCGGCAAAGAACCTCATCAACCGCATTGCCGCAAACGGCTGGCGTGTGCCGCGGTCGATCACAGCGGCGGAGTATGTGCCGGAGGTGCATGGATAAATGGATTACAAAGACGACAACTTAGACGAACTGCTGGACTACATCGACCCGGCGGCTCTGACTTATCAGGAGTGGTGCGGCGTGGGCATGGCACTGAAAGATGCCGGCTATGACTGCTCCCTCTGGGACAGCTGGTCACAGCGTGACACTGCCCGGTATCACAGCGGCGAGTGCGAAAAGAAGTGGCGGTCTTTCGCCGGCTCAGAGCACCCGGTCACTGCCGGAACAATTGTACACATGGCACTGGAAAACGGCTATCGTCCCCAGAGTGCCCCGAAAGAATCCAGAGCCCTCAGCTGGGACGATTACATCGGGGAGGACTATGCCATTACAGGACCGTGCCAGACACAGGCACTTCCGGTAAAGCCGCTGTTTGCACAGTGGAATCCAGTGAAAGAGATCAGCACATATCTCAGCACTTTGTTTCAGGCAGAGGAGAACGTGGGCTATGTGGTACACAGTTGGAAAAATCAAGACGGAAAGTATCTTCCAGATGCCGGCTGCTGTGACCGGACTGCCGGAAAACTGCTGGAAGATCTGACGTATTGCGAAAATGATCTTGGTGCAGTTTTTGGCGACTACGATCCGAATATCGGAGCATGGATCCGATTCAATCCATTGGATGGAAAAGGCGGTAAAAATGAAAATGTCACAGATTTTCGTTATGCTCTGGTAGAATCTGACGGAATCCCGATTGAACAGCAAAACGGAATTATGCGTGATCTGCAATTGCCCATTGCCTGCCTTGTCTACAGCGGCGGAAAAAGCCTGCACGCAATTGTGCGAGTGGAAGCCGGCAACGCAAAAGAATATCGGGAACGAGTGGCATTTCTGTATCAGATTTGCGACAAGAACGGCTTGCAAGTTGACCGTGCTTGTAAAAATCCTTCACGGCTCTCCCGAATGCCCGGCGTTGTACGTGGAGAAAAGAAACAGTATTTGGTTGCGGTAAATATCGGAATGGGCAGCTGGGACGAGTGGAAAGACTACATCGACAGCGTCACCGATGATCTGCCGGAGTTTGAGAATATGGCGGAGATATGGGAGAATATGCCGGAATTATCACCGCCTTTGATTGAAAATGTACTGCGGCAGGGACACAAAATGCTGTTGGCTGGACCGTCGAAAGCTGGAAAATCTTTTGCACTGATTGAACTGTGCATTGCGATGGCAGAGGGGCGAAAGTGGATGGGTTGGCAATGCACCAAGGGAAAAGTGCTGTATGTCAACTTAGAACTGGACAAGGCTTCCTGTGACCACAGAATCCATGATGTTTATACTACTTTGCAGATACCTCCGGTCAATATTCGGAATATTGAGGTGTGGCATTTGCGTGGCGTAACCGAACCTATGGATAAACTTGCACCGAAATTGATTCGTCGGGCGAAAAAGCAAAACTTCATTGCCGTCATCATTGACCCCATTTACAAGGTCATCACCGGTGACGAGAACAGTGCCGACCAGATGGCACATTTCTGCAACCAGTTCGACAAGGTGTGCACCCAGCTGGGCTGTGCGGTGATCTACTGCCACCACCACAGCAAGGGAGCACAGGGCGGCAAGCGGAGCATGGACCGTGCCTCCGGCAGCGGCGTGTTTGCCCGTGATCCGGACGCACTCATTGACATGACAGAACTGGAACTGACGGACGAGATCCTCAAACAGGAGACCAACACTGCCATCTGTGAAGCCTGCATTGAAAAGCTGCGGCAGCATGCTCCGGCAGTGCTGGCAGATGCTTCACCGGATGAGCTGCTGAGCCATGTGGAATCCCTGAAGCTGTGCCGGGACAATCTGCCGCCGGCGGTGTACGAGGGCTTTCTCGGCGAGATCGAGGCGGTCAAGCGGACAGTGCGGCAGCGAACCGCATGGCGGCTGGACGGCACACTCCGGGAGTTCCCGAAGTTCGAGCCGAAGAACCTGTGGTTCCGGTATCCTGTCCACGTGGAGGACACCGTGGGCGTGCTGAAAGACTTGCAGGCAGAGAGCGAGATGCCGCCGCATCAGCGTGGAGCAAAGCGTGGCGGCGAGGGCAAAAGACGTACAGAGAAAGCAAAGAATGCAGACAAGCGAGCTGAACTTCTGAACACGTTCGATGCCTGCAACATAGATGGACAAGTTACGGTCAAGGACATGGCAGAGTATCTGGGCGTAGAGGAAAAAACAATCCGAAACCGCATCAAACGCTGTGATGATTTCACCGTAGAAAATTCCATTATCACCAAGAAAAAAGCAGAGTAAAACGCTTTAGCGATTTAGTGGGAAAAAGCGAGGGAAAAATCCCTTATATAATATATATTTTTCCTTTCCCTCAAAATCGGAGTCAATGGGGTGTACGTGAAAGAAGGGCTTGAGAGCCTGCCCTTCTTACACTACACACCACATTCCATTGACAAAAGGCAGTTACACAGAACCAGAAATGGAGGTACGAACATGACAACATTTTTCCTGCCGATGATACCGCCTACCAGTACACACCAGCAGGTGGGACACACCATCGACAAGCAGGGCAGACACCGGTTCTACCAGCGTGGGAACGGTGAGGCAGAGGCAAAGCTGACCGCCCATCTCATGAAGCACATTCCGGAGCAGCCGTACAGCGGTGCGGTTCGTGTGGTGGTGAAGTGGTGCTATCCCAGAAAGGCAAAGCACCAGAACGGCGAACCCTATACCAACAAGCCGGACGTGGACAACCTGTGCAAGGCACTGTTCGACATCATGACCCGGCTGCACTACTGGAACGACGACAAGCAGATCTACAGTGCGGTGACAGAAAAGTTCTGGGCAGATGTGCCAGGGGTGTTTGTGGAGATACGGGAGGCAGAGGAACATGAGTGAGATTAAATTGAAAAACTGTCCGTTTTGTGGTGGCGAGGCGGAAATGGGATTCCGTGACGCTAGTGCTTTTGTGATGTGTACAAAATGCCTTGCAAGAAGCAGAACGGTTGTGGCGTGTGTTGACTATACTGCGAGAGAAGTTGCTGCTGATGAATGGAATCAGCGGACAGATCAACCGCCGAAAGCCCGCTGGACACGAGAAGATGTCACGAGTTATGACGGTGAAACAATCAAAAATGGGGCTGCTGTCTGTGGCAGATGCAAAAAAGCGTTTTTTATGCCGACAGATACGTTTGATTACTGCCCGAACTGCGGAGCAAGAATGCACGAGGAGGCACAGCCATGACCACCAAACCCTGCGAAACCTGCGGCAAGCTGCTGATCGGCGTGAAAGGCGACCGGAGATTCTGCAACGCCTGTGCCATACGCCGACGAAAAGCGTATCAGAAACAGTATCGGGAGAACCGGAAGAAACGCTAACGCACGCGGGCATTAACCGAGTGTAAACCGAGCATGAAACCCAAAAGGAGTGGAATCACATGGAAAACAAGCAAATCAAGAAAGCCACGCTCTGCTGGAAGTGCAAAAACGCTGTCCCCACCAAAGATGCGGGGTGTAGCTGGTCGAGAGCATTCCAGCTGGTGGAGGGCTGGACGGCGGAAAAGCACCAGCAGAAACAGAGCGGCAGCGTTTACGAAACCTACTGTGTGATCAGCTGCCCGCTGTTCCAGAAGGACGGCAGGAACAGTGCTGACAGCTGCAAGGACGACACCGGCTGCGTCCGCATCGCAGAGCATATCCTGCGAGGACAGATGAACCGGTACCGCACTGCACTGGAACGCTACGCCAGAACCGGGAGCGACAATGATCTGGCACAGTTACGGTCGATCGAGCGTGACCTGCTCACGCCGTACTATGCGGCACTGACGCTGCACATCATTGAACTGCGGCAGGTGTGCAATGAACTGCGGCAGAAGGCAGGGCTGCCGGAACTGGAGGAGATGTAATGACCATCGAAGAAAAGATCACACGCTATCGTGGTATCCCCAAGCTGATAAAAGATCTCCAGATCGACAAAGAGATCTGCACGTCTGTAAAGTCGGTGCAGTTCGACAGCATCGGTGAGGCAAAGGGAACCCACGGGAACAGCACAGAGAAAAAGCTGATCGATGCCGCAGAGATCAGCGAGAAGATCGCCGCACTCCAGCAGGAGCGTGACAGGCTGGAGCTGAGCATCATGCAGCATATCAACACAACACTCTGCGGCAGCGATGAAGAAACCGTAGATATGCGGATTGCACTGAAAAAGTACTTGCTGCAAGGGCTGTCCCTGAAACAGATCGCAACACAGCATCTGCATCGGGACTATAAGAAAACCAAAGAATTGTACAGCACCGGATTCGAAAAGATAAAAAAACACCCCGCCACTAACCGAAACTAACCGAGAATAACCGCCAAACCACTTGCAGTAATCCACATTCCGTGTTATACTTATACTGACGAAAAAAGCAAAACGCCGTGAGGATTTCCTTGCGGCGTTTTTGTTTGCGGAGAAAGGAGCGTGACCGCATTGACCGAACGTCAGCGAAAATTTGCAGAATACTACGTGCAGTGCGGTAACGCTGAACAGGCTGCCGTTTCTGCGGGGTACTCGGAGCAGTACGCACGGGGGAATGCCTACAAACTAGTGGCAAACAGTGGCGTTGCCGCCTACATCAAGCAGCTGTCTGAGGCTGCCCAGACCGCACGCATCATGACGGCAAGAGATCGGCAGGAACTGCTATCTGATATTGCCAAAGATGAGCACAATGACGCAGCCGATCGCATTCGTGCTGTAGACACGTTGAACAAGATGACAGGGGAGTACACCACAAAGGTGGAGGCATCGGTGCAGAAAAATCCGTTTGCAGAACTCACCACAGAAGAACTGCGGAAAGTGATCGGCAGTGGATAAGCGGCTGATCGTGCTCGGTGCGAAAGCGGAACTGGCAAGGCGTGACTTTTTTGCCTATTGCAGCCTGATGGCACCTGACTTTTATCAGCCTGACCGGCAGTATCTTGTGCGGCTGTGCAGGGAGTTTCAGGCGTTCGTGGAATCTGATGACGAAGTGATGATCGTGAATCTCCCGCCCCGTCACGGCAAGTCCAGAACAGCCGGTCTGCTGGTGGAGTGGGTGCTCGGCCGTGATCCCTCTCAGAAAATCATGACAGGCTCTTACAACGAAACGCTTTCCACCATGTTTTCCAAGAATGTGCGAAATGATATCATGGAGCAAAAGGCGGACTTGTACATACCGGTGTACGCCGACGTGTTCCCCGACACCCGCATCAAGCACGGCGACGGGGCAATGAACCTGTGGAGCTTGGAGGGCGGCTACAACAACTACCTTGCCACATCGCCCACCGGTACGGCGACCGGCTTTGGGGCATCGCTGATGATTATCGATGACCTCATCAAAAACGCCGAAGAAGCCAACAACGAACTGGTGAAAGAAAAGCACTGGGCTTGGTTTACGGATACGATGCAGTCCCGCCTGGAGGAAAACGGAAAGCTGCTCATCATCATGACACGCTGGGCGACAGACGACTTCGCGGGGCGGGCGTTGGAGCACTACCGAAAGTCCGGTGCAAAGATGCGGCACGTCTGTATGAAAGCGTTGCAGGACGACGGCACGATGCTTTGTGATGCCGTGCTGACCAAAAGGTCTTATCTGGCAAAGACGAGTGCCATGGGAAAAGAAATCGCCGCCGCCAACTATCAGCAGGAGCCCATGGACATCAGGGGCAGACTGTACACCAGAATGCAGACCTACACCACGCTACCGGTGGACGAAAACGGGGAATCCCTGCTCCAGTATCTGCTGTGCTACACCGATACCGCAGACGAGGGCAGCGACTACCTGTGCAGCATCTGCTACGGCGTGTACAACGGCACGTACTACGTGCTGGACGTGCTCTATACCAGTGCACCCATGGAAACCACCGAGCCGCAGACTGCACAGATGCTGACAAAGCACAACATCGGCTGTGCGATCATCGAATCCAACAACGGCGGCAGAGGGTTCGCCAGAAACGTGGAACGGGAATGCCGGAAGCTGGGGAACCGGCACACGAAAATTACGTGGTTTCACCAGCATAAGAACAAGATTGCACGGATTTTATCCAACAGCACAGGCGTGATGCAGAACGTGCTGTTTCCGGTGAACTGGGCAGACCGCTGGCGGGATTTTGCCGGTGCGGTGCTGTCGTATCAGCGTACCGGAAAGAACGCCCACGACGACGCACCGGACGCTCTGACCGGCGTGTATGAAAACCCCAAGCCACCCGGCATGTGGCTTGTGTAGGAGGTGAAAGAATGCTTCACATCGGAGAAATACAAACGCTGCTGAACACAGCATACGGGGATCCGCAAAAGGCACAGGCACGCATCGGGCGGCAGTACTACCATGCCCGCCATGCGATACAGAACTACCGCCTTTTTTACTATGATGCCCACGGGGAACTGCAAGAGGACAAGACCAGAAGCAACATCAAGATCTCACACCCGTTTTTCACGGAACTGGCAGATCAGGAAGTCCAGTACCTGCTCAGCAACCGTGACAGGATCGTGGTTGCCGAAGATGAACAGCTGCAAAAGGAAATGGACAGTTACTTCAACGAAAACGACCGCTTTCGGGCAGAACTGGCAGATGCCTGTACAGATGCTGTGGTCTGCGGCTGTGGCTGGCTGTATGCCTATATGAACGCAGATGGAAAGCTGGCGTTCCAGTGTGCTGATGCGTTGTCTGTTGTCGAAGCAGACGGCAAGTACACTTCTGACGGCAGGGACTATGTGCTGTACCGGTATCCGCAGCGGACAGACATGTACGGGCACACGGTGTACAAGGTGCTTGTCATGGACGACACGCAGACGTGGACGTATACTCAGGTGGACAGCGGAACGATCACGCTGGACGCGGCAGAAAACGGCATTCCGAATCCACGTCCCCATGTGCTGTACAAGAAGCAGAACACAGATGACACCTATTTCGAGGGACTGGGATTCTTGCCGTGGTTCCGCATCGACAACAACCGTGAACGCGTTTCGGGGCTGCAGCCGGTGAAATCGCTGATCGATGACTACGATCTTATGTCCTGTGGGCTGTCCAACAATTTGCAGGACGCGGCAGAATATCTGGTAGTTGTGTCCGGATACGGCGGCACGGATATGACGGAACTGATGCAGAACATCAAGACTAAGAAGGTCATCGGCACGGCGGACGGCGGCGGTGTGGACATGAAAACGGTAGAAGTGCCCTATGAAGCCCGCAAGGTCAAGCTGGAACTGGACAAAGAGAACATCTATCAGTTCGGCATGGGCTTCAACGCCGCACAGGTCGGCGACGGAAACATCACCAACGTGGTCATCAAGTCCCGGTACGCCCTGCTGGACATCAAGTGCGGCAAGCTGGAAACGCACCTGCGGCAGATGATGGGCGGCATCATCGACGTGGTACTGCAGCAGATCAACAAGGACAAAGGGACGGCGTTCACCCGTGCCGACGTGAAAATGGACTTCACAAGAACCTGTATCACCAACGAATCTGACAACGCGGCGATCGGCAGTGCGGAAGCTGCTGCCGTGCAGACCAAGGTCAACACGCTGCTTGCTGCGGCGGCACAGCTGGGCGTAGAAGCTGTTTTGCAACCGCTGTGCAAGGTGCTGGAACTGGACGAGGCAGAGGTGCGGAAGTCGCTGGAACAGACGGACGGTGCACAGCTGGACAGCCTGATGCAGCAGCTGGAAGAAGGTGCAGCAGATGACACCGGCACAGAAGCAGACCACGCAGTATGAGCTGCTTTCCGAGAAAAAAGTCATGGAGCAGCTGGAACGGTCGTATCAGAAAGCACTGGAAGCTGTCAAGGACAGGCTCCGGCAGCTGGACGAACGGACTGACGTGGAAAACCGGCAGGCTGTTGCTTATCAGAAAGCGTTTCAGCAGGGCTTGCAGAAGCAGCTGGAACGCATTCTCGGAAAGCTGCACAGCAAGACGTACCGCACAGTGCAGGAGTACTTGCAGGACTGCTATCTCACAGGGCACACGGCGGTGCTGTACGAACTGCAAAGCGACGGGCTGCGGCTCTCGCTGCCTATTCCGCAGGATAAGGTCTGTCAGGCTGCCGTCAACGACACGAAGCTTGTAAAGCCGCTGTATGACAGCATCGGCGAGGATTTCGCCGGACTGAAAAAGCATATCACCGATATTGTTTCCGCTGGCTTTGCATCTGGTGCAAGCTACGGGGACATGGCGAACCAGATCACCGGCAAAATGATCGGCAACTATGCCACTATGCGTGGCGGGGCACTGGGACGGGCAAAGTTGATCGTCCGCACCGAGGGAAACCGCATCGCCAACGCCGCCAGACTGGAAGCCGCCAGAACGGCGAAGCAGCAGGGTGCAGATCTGGTGAAGCAGTGGGACAGCACCATGGACAAAAAGACACGCCCGCACCATGTCCAGCTGGACGGGCAGGTCCGCGAGCTGGACGAACCCTTTGAAGTAGACGGCAGAAAGGCACAGGCACCCGGCAAATTCGGCATTGCGTCCGAGGACATCAACTGCCGCTGTCACGCCTACAGCCGCCCCAGATGGGCGGTCAGAGCCGACGGCGATTACAAGTATGACAACCAGCACAGAGCCCTTGTGAAGGTTTCCAGTGAATCCTACGCGGCATATCGTGCTGGATACGTGCAGGAAACAGCGGAGAAACCGGACGGAACGGCTCCGGTTCCTGCGGGGCATGCTGTGGAAGTCACGCCGCCTACGCCAAAGGACAACGGCGGTACGGGGAAGACGTATCAGGCGGAGAAAATCGGCGGAAAAACGTTGACTTCGGGCGGCGATGGTGGTATAATAAAGGCAAGTGGTATACGGGTCAACCTGCAATTGTTTGCAAATAAAAATATTGCCAAAATGTCCTCGGTACAACTCGAAAAATCAATCAAAGCATGGAAATCAAAAGTGGAAGAACACAGAGAAAAAATATCTGCTCCAGAAAAATTTTATCCTGATTGGGATTCATTTGATGAAAGATACAAATTGGGTAACATCAAACACTGGCAAAAAGAAATAGACAATTTCAAGACGGACATATCAAGAGCCGAAGAAGAATTGAAAAAGAGAGGCGATTTAAATGGATAAAGAGCAATTTGATGCAATGAAGTTTTTTATAGCCGATTTTTTCGAGGAAATATCAAAAAGAAAAAAAGAAGCTGATGCCGACATGAAAAAAAACGGTTCTGATCTTTTTGTTAGCGGAAGAGCGTTAGCATACAATGAGATATTAGAAATTCTTCAGAACAGACTTGATGTGTATGGAATTGAAGTCAAACGTTAGAAGATGGAATTGATTCATGTATATGAGCATGAAAGTTTATTGAAATTATCGACTAAGACATCTCAAAATAGTATGTTTTTTGAGAGATAAAACTGAACACAAGAAAAAGCATCTCAGCCGAGGTGCTTTTTTCATGCCCCGAAAGGAGAAACCTATGGAACAAAAAGCAAAAGAAATCCTGTTGGAAAAGCTGGAAGAAATGGCAGAAGTTACACCTGATGCATTTGACGACCTGCAAGGCTACGCGGTGTTGTGCAGTGCTATGGCAGAGATGTGCAACGCTATTACACAAAAGGCATAAACCTGCCCCGACCACGGGCATAAACTGGCGGAGGGCGGAAAACAAGAACAATTCAGCCAGCGGGTACGGCGTTCTTTTATCGAAAAATCAGCATCTGAGCGATCAGGTGCTATTTTTATACCCAAATCACGAAAGGACTGATACACATGGCAGACGAACCGAAGAAGAATCCGGCACAGCCGTCTGAACCCGACGCATCGCCGCCGGAAAAGACTTACACAGCGGCGGAGTACAACGCGGTGCAGGTGCAGCTGCAACAGGCACAGGACGCGTTAAAGCAAGCCCAGAAGCAGACCAGGGCAGACAACGCCGCCAAGCAGACACAGGAGAACGCCCGCGTCACCGAACTGGAAGCAGAGCTTGCCAAGGCGAAGCTGGACGCTGCGGTACAGGTGGCACTGCTGAAAGCGGGAGCACTGGACACAGACTATCTGGCGTACAAACTGCAAGGCATGGACGGCGTGGCTCTGGACGATAAAGGCAATCTGACAGGCTGGGACACCACGCTGGAAACGCTGAAATCCCAGTATCCGACGCAGTTCGCGGCGGCGGAGAAAAAGCAGATACTGGAACAGAAGCTGCCGGACAACAGCGGCGGCTCTGCGGTCACTGCTGATGCGTTTGCAAAGATGTCTTATGCCCAGCGGCTGGACTTGTACAAGACCGACAAAGACACATACGACACCCTGACCGGTAGAAAAGGAGAATAACTATGGCAGAAACAACAACCATTCAGGACCTTGTAAATCCGCAGGTCATGGCGGATATGATCTCCGCCAAGATCACCAGCAAGATTGTCGTCACCCCGTTCGCAAAGGTGGACACCACCCTGCAGGGCGTACCGGGTGACACGATCACTGTGCCGCAGTACAGCTACATCGGCGATGCAGTAGACGTTGCCGAGGGCGTAAAGGCAGACACCGTAAAGCTCCAGACCAGCACCACCACCGTGAAGATCAAGAAAGCGATGAAAGCGGTGGAACTGACAGACGAATCCGTGCTGTCTGGCTACGGAAATCCGGTGGCAGAAACCAATAACCAGATCGGAAAGTCCATCGCGGCGAAGGTCGATGCCGATGCCATGGCTGCACTGCAGGGGGCACAGCTGACCTATGACGGCAGTGCGGCGGCGATCAAGTACGCCGGCATTGTGGACGCCATTGACGTGCTGGACGAGGAAGTGAACACGGACAAGGTCATCTTTGTCCACCCGAAGCAGGTGACACAGCTGCGGAAGGACAGCGATTTCCTCAGTGCAGACAAGTACAAGGACGGCGTGATGCTGACCGGTGAGATCGGCATGGTGGCAAACTGTCGCGTGGTGCCGTCTAAGAAAGTGCCGCTGCACAGTGAGTGGTACTACTTTGACGAGGCAGGCGGTACAGCTGCCACAGCCGGCAATATCGCTGAGATCCGGAAAACCCTGCCCGCTGCAAAGGTCGGCGATAAGGTCACAAAGTCCACCACGGCGTGCTACTTCTGCCCCATCGTCAAGCTGAATCAGGACGACGAAACCGAGGACGACACTGCGGCACTGACCATTTACCTGAAGCGTGACACCAACGTGGAGATCGAACGTGCAACCCTGTCCAGAAAGACAGACATCAGTGCAGACCGGTTCTATGCGGTAGCACTGTCTGACACCTCCAAGGTGGTACTGGCGAAGTTCAAGAAGTAAGGAGTGGACACCATGCTGATGACAGTGGAGCATCTCCGGAAATTTGCGGACACCGAAGCACCGGACGAACTGCTTGCGGAATATCTCGCCGCACTGGAATCTGCGATCCGGCAGGAAACGCACAACACCTTTACAGAACGCGGCTTCCGGCACGTGACGGCGATTCAGGGCGGTGTCATGCTGACACCGAGCCTGCGGATCCTGACAGGGGACACCGTGCAGATCGGCGAGCAGCTGTACACGGTGCTGCCGGACAGCATGCTGTCACCTGCTCCGGCTGATACCGCTTCTGCGGTGCTGTACCGCGTGGTGTATCCGGATGACGTAGTAATGGGGTGCGTGGATATTCTGCGGTACAAGCTTAGCAAGACAGGGCAGAACGCCGCTGACAGGGCTGGAATTGCATCGGAAACCATCAGCCGGCATAGCGTGACCTTTTCCGGAGAGGACGCTTACAGCGGAGTTCTGGGCGTTCCTGCACGGCTTGTCAGATTTCTGGACAGATACCGGAAAGCGAGGTTCTGAGCTATGTACGGACTGATCGGCGGGAATACCGATGCACAGCTTGTGCTGCTGAAATCTGTTGTCAATAGCATCGGGGAAGCCGAGCCGCAGGAAGAAATCGTAGCCACACTGCATGGCTGGCTGGATATGGCCGGCGGTGACAGCCGGTATACTGCATACTACGCAAAAACCGAAGAATCGACGCATGTGTTTGTGTGTGACTGGGTACAGCTGCCGGAGGACTTCTCTCCGGAAAACTGCCACCTACTCTGCGGCGGAAAGCGGTATGACGTACTGCAAATCGATAACCCTATGGGCATGGAAGGCGGCTCCCAGCTGGAGATCTATCTGCGGTATACGGGAGGTGCGGCACAGTGCTGGAAAGCGTAACTCTGGAATCGAACATCTTACAGGCAGAGGGCTTGCTGGACGATGCGGTGCAGCAGTTTCTGACGGAAATGGGGGCATTGCTTGCGGCAGATGCGGCGGCAATGTCACCGGTGGACGAGGGGCAGCTGAAAGGCTCTTGGGACTATCAGGTGGACGCCGCAGAGAAGTCCGTCACCGTCGGCAGCAATCTGGAAAACGCGGTCTGGAACGAGTTCGGCACAGGCACACACGCGGCAAACGGGGACGGCAGAGCGACACCGTGGTATGTGCCGGTTGCCGGATACACCGGAACGAGAAAGCCAGCCTATAAAGGCAAAGTCACAATAGTGTATGGCAAAAACGGCGTGCAGTACTACAAGACGGACGGCAAGGCGGCACAGCACACGCTGCAGCACGTCGCAGATCAGGACCTGCCGAAGGCAGAAAAACGCCTTGCGGCATTGCTGAAACGAGGGCTATCATGACACGAGAATTGCTAGCGGCAGTGAAAGCCCGTATGGACACAGCGGGAGTACCATATCAGTATGAAACCTATCAGACTTCCGGAAAGCTGCCACCGGTCTACTGTGTCGGGCATTGCAGCAGCAGCCCGGTCACAGAAGAAAGTGGTATGCTGTCCGGGACGTTCCTGCTCACGCTGGTTGGGACGAGCTGGGACGCACTGACAACTGCCCGAGAGAGAATTTGCTGGGCATTTCCCAGAGTTGCCGGATACAGCACGTCCGACGATGAGTATGCAGCGGTGCTGTTCTTTAGCAGTGCTGTTGCTGTTCCGTGCGACGATGCACGGCTGAAAAAAATACAAATCAATCTGAAATATATAGAATGGAGTGTGGAGTAATATGCAGGCAGGACAGCATGGCATGACACGAAATACGCTGGAGCGAATCTGGCTTGGTGCCGGGACGATCCACAAAGGACTGACGTTGACGACCGGTACCACCGGCGGCAATGCACAGTTCAACTTTGAAAAGACTCTGCTGTGTGCGACATCTGGCGGCAACAGCCTGGAGATCACCAGCACACTGTACGATGTGCCGATTGACGGCGTAGGAATCAAGGTGTATGGTGGCGTGGTAAAGACCGGAGAGACCGGCACAATGACCATCAACGCTCTGGATATGACGCCAGAGTTACTGAATCACGCACTGTTTTCCGACTTGGCGGACTCTCAGGGTGCAAAAGACTACCTGATAGGCTCGACAGGGCAGAAGATCGAAGAAAAGCACTGGATCGACAATCTGGCATATGTGGGCGAAACGCTGAAAGGCCGCAAGCCAATTGTCATTATTTTCGAAAAAGCAATCTGCACCAGCGGTGCAAAGGTGGACGGAAAAAGCTTTGAAGCGAGCGTACTGCCGTTGACATTTGAGGCATACCGACCGTATTCTGACAACGACCGCATGACAGGCTTGAACATCCGTATCTACTATCCGAAAACAAGCGCAGATGCCCAGAGTGCGGCTGCCAGCACGACAGTGGCAAAGTGAAAGGAGCGAGCACATGAAAAAGATCGAAATGCGGGAACTGACCGCCGAGGACATCGGAATGATGTTCGACATCGCATCCGCCGTTGGCTCGGACGAGATCGCAGCTCTGACAGAAGATCCGGCGATCGCCGCCGCCGTTTCTCGGCTCGGCAGCGGAAGCTTCCGTGAGGTCGGGGCAGTGGCTGCAGCGAAGGCGGTCGCTATCATCATCCGAAACTATCGGAAATGCGAGCCGCTGCTTCGTCAGCTGCTGGCCTCGGTTACTGGAAAATCCGAGGCAGAGATCGCAAAGTCTGGTGCAGGCACATACGCCGCCATGCTGCGGCAGCTTGTGACATCGCAGGGGATGAGGGATTTTTTCACGGAATTGCTGCCGTTTGCGGCAGCGGAGACAGCATCACCGGATTCTGCGAATTGATCTGGCGGCGGTATGCTGACCCTATGGGGCTGCTTGGCGCTGCTCTCCGGCAGCATCGGTTCGCAGAGACGGTCTGCAAGATATATGAGGAATCCTCCCGGCAGCAGTGCTGGGAGTTTTTCCTGCATCAAGTGCGCGACAAGTCTTTCCAGGAATTTATGGACGGGCTACAGACCAGTTCTGCAAAAAAACAGTCTCAGCACATCCGGAAAGAAGATGTGCCGGCGCTGATCCGGCAGAATATCGCCCGGTTTGAGAAGATGCAGTTCGGTGCGGCAGAAAAAATTTATTGACGGGAGGCGAGGGAAAACGGATATTTTCAAGCTGTGCGGCAAGATCGTCGTAGACAGCAGTGAAGCGCGAAAACAGCTGAAAACCACGCAGGACGATGCCGAAAAGACCGAGACACGGATGTCTAAAGCATTCGACAAGATCGGGCAGGCGTTTGGCAAGGCATTCAGGGGGCGGAAAAGCGACGTCTCCGACACCAAGGAATCTCTGCAAATCCTGACCAAAAAGGTGGAACTACAGCGGACGACACTGGACAAGCTGAAAGACAAGTACAAGGACCTTCGCAAAGAAACCGGCAAGGAATCCGATGAGGCGAAAACCTGTGCGGACAACATCAAAAAGCTAAGTTCTGAGCTGAAAAGCAACGAGAAAAAGTTGAGTCAGGCACAGAAAGCCGCCGATCAGCTGAACCGGGAACAGAAAAATCTGGACGATTCCGCCGGAAAGGCGAAAAAATCGGTCAAGGAACTGGGGGACAGCGCCAAAAACACAGAAGGCGGATTTTCCGTCATGAAGGGTGCCATTGCCAATGTATTGGCGAGCGGTTTTGAAAAGCTGATCGATCTTGCCGCAAAGGCAGGACAGGCACTTTGGGATTTTGGCAAGGATTCTGTAGAATCTGCGGCAGAGGTGTCCGCGGAAAATTCTGCCCTTGACCAGATCATGGGCAATTATGCCGGTGCTGCACAGAAAAAGATGCAGGCGGTGGCAGATGCCACCGGCGTGGTATCCACCCGGCTAACCGGGAGCATGACCTCTCTCACTGCAAAGTTCAAGGGTCTGGGATTTGGCATAGAAGACGCCACCGACCTTGCGGCAGGCGGCTTGACTCTAGCATCCGACGCAGCAGCGTTCTGGGATGTGTCTCTGGACGAGTCCATGGGGCATCTGAACAGTTTCATCAACGGATCCTATGAGGGTGGTGAAGCCATCGGTCTGTTTGCCAACGATACGCAGATGGCATCTTACGCCGTGGAAAAGGGCATCATCTCCGAGACAAAAGCCTGGGCAAACCTGGACGAAGCAACCAAGCAGGCCACACGTCTGGAATATGCGCAGAACATGATGGATGCGTCCGGTGCGGTTGGACAGGCAGCGAAAGAGTCGAGTCAGTACGCCAACGTGCAATCCAATCTGACGGAAAAGTGGCGGCAGTTCAAGGCGGAAGTCGGCGAGCCGATTCTTGATGAGTTTGTCACACCTGCCATGCAGAAACTTTCGGAATGGGTGGATATTGCACGGGAAAAGTTTCAGGACATCGCACCAAAAATCAGCGAGTTCAAAGACAAGCTGAGGGAATGGTGGGAAAAGGCACAGGAAGTTGCAGCCTTTGTGCAGGAATCTTTCCAGCCGGTCATCGATGCACTGAAAGATGCGTGGAACAACCTGAAAGATGCAGTTTCGCCGCTGACCGAACTGTTTTCCGGTTTTGTCGAAAGCGGCGGTGCGACCTCTACGGCAATGACAGTGTTTGCCGGAGCGTGTCAGGCAGTGGCGGACGTGATCGGGATACTGTCCTCCCTGATAACGCCTGTGATTTCCACGATCAGCAGCACCATTGCAGAGCAGCTGCCGGGCTGGATCGAGAAGATACAGGGGCTCGGGGAAAAGCTGGACTGGCTGAAGCCGGTGATTGCCGTGATCGGAACTGTTGTTGCCGTGACGGTTTCCAACGTTTCCGGAATATTAAACGGGCTGGTCAGTGCGGTTGACGGCATCCTGCAATGGCTGGACGGCGTTTTCACATGGCTGGAAGGGTTGTTCAATGTTTTTGTCGGCATATTTACAGGAGATACTGATCGTATCAAGCAGGGGTTCGGCGAAATGGGAACCGGAATCATTACCTCTTTGACAGGGCTGTGGAATACGGTTTCAGGCTATCTGGGTGGATTTATGAAGGGGTTCAAGGACACCTTCCAGGGCATATTCGATACAGCGTCAGAAAAGTTCAGCGGCGTAAAAGAGACTGTCAGCAGCGTTGTGGAATGGCTGAAAGGCGTGTTCGACTTCGACTGGCATCTGCCGGACATCAAGCTGCCGGAATTTCACTGGTCTGGTGAGTTCAGTTTAAGTCCACTGTCTGTTCCGCATTTGGATGTAGAATGGTACGCAAAGGGTGCTGTGCTGAACCAGCCGACGATCTTCGGCATAAATCCCAGCAATGGGAACGCCATGATCGGCGGCGAAGCTGGTGCAGAAGCAGTTGCTCCTATTGCCACGCTGCAAGGCTATGTGCAGGAAGCTGTCCGTGCCGAAAATGCCGGCGTTATGGAGCTGCTGTCTGAAATTCTGGCGGCGATACTGGACTACTTTCCGCAGCTGGTGGCTGCATCCGGTCACGACATCAAGATCAACGGCAGAACGCTTGCGAAGCTGATCGCCTCCGACATGAGCCGTGAACTGGGCAGCCTGCAAAACAAAGCAAGGAGAGGTGTGACATAAAATGAAAGGCATCAAATTTGGCGGTAATCATTCGTATGACGTGTACCAGCTTTTTCTGAACTCCTACAGCATCGGTGAAGCGGAACCAAACACAAACTTGGTGGAGATCCCCGGCGTAGACGGTGCTGTGGACTTCACGGAGTACTTCGGCGGCGTGACGTACAAAAGCCGCACGCTGAAGATGCAGTTCACCTTTACCGCGGATCGCTTCGGGCTGAACGCGGCATATGCAAAGCTGCAAAACGCCTTGAACGGCAAGCGAGTGAAAATCGTGCTGGACGATGACAAGGATTACTTCTACACGGGGCGTGTATCTGTCGGGGAACTCTCTCCTGACGGGCAGATCGGGAAAGTGACGCTGACGGCGACCTGCGATCCGTATAAGTACAAGAACAAGGCTAGAACAGTGACCTGCTCCGGTCACACGGTCGGAAAAGGCGTTGGTACAGCTGGTGGTACGGCTGCCACCCTGATCCACGCCTCCGTCACAAACGCCGGCGGCGTTCCTGCTGTGCCGACGTTCAACGGCGACAAGGATTTCTATGTCACAGCAACGGAGCGGCACACAGGCGGCAGCAGCGACACGTACCTGAACGAATCCGAATCGCTGCCAAGCGGGAAAGATACGGCGATCAGCGGCGTTGAGATTCCTGCTGGGGCAACGCAGGAGTTCGGGTTCTGCTGTGTCGGAGAGGGCGATTTGACAGTGACGATAAAGCTGCAAGAAAGGAGCCTGTAAGTGTATAAAGTCAAAGTAGATGAGAAGCTGCTGTGCTTCACCGGCAGTGTCAACGGCATGGAGTATGTCACAGACCCTGATGTAAAGCTTGTGGTCAACGGCGTGGACAGCTTTTCTTTCGCAATTTACCCGCAGCACCCACTGTACAAAAAAATCGTATGCAAGGTGTCCCGCGTGAAGATCTGGCGGGACAGCGAACTGCTTTTTTACGGAGAAGTCACGGGATACAGTCAGGACATGTATGGCATACGCACGTATGACTGCGAGGGGGCTCTGGCATGGCTGAACGACCTGCACTTTGCCTATGCGATCAGCGGGGCAACGCCCAAAGACGTACTGTACTGGTATATCAAAATGTACAACCAAAAGCTGCGGGACAAGTCGAAAAGCTTCGAACTGGGTACTGTAACGGTACATAAGGCAATGACACAGGACGGAACAGAGGGAACGATTGCACGCTCCAGCGGTGTGTATCCGTCCTTCTGGGAAGAAATCCAAGATAAGCTGCTGGATTCGTTCGGCGGCATTCTGCGCGTCCGATATGTCGGCAGCGATACCTGTGCCGGATATATCGACTGGCTGGCAATTCCGGACGGGACCTGTGCTCAGGACGTGCGGTATGCCAAAAATCTGCTGAACTGCGACTGGACATATGACTGTACATCAATTGCAACTGCTGTTGTACCGCTGGGAAAGCGAAAGGACAGCAGCGGAGACAACGAAGTCCGTCTTACGATAGACAAAGCAGACGATGACGATGCCACTTTTATGATCCAATACATGACCGGAACGGACGATCTCGTGAAATCCGGAAACATGGTCTACAGCAAATCCCGCATGGAAAAGTACGGTCTGATACAGCAGGCTGTGACCTTTGACGACATTACAGATGCGGGAACGCTGGCGTATCAGGGAGCAGTGTGGCTGCGGCAGAACGGGAAAGCGGCAAGCACGATCAGTGCGGAAGCGATTGATCTGGCGGACATTGATGAAAGTGTGGAACACTTCACGCTCGGTGACTATGTGCGGACAAAGCTGCCAAGTGATATTGCAGAGAACCTTTTTCCGATAACGGCGATTGAGATCCCGATTGCAGCTCCGGAAAACGCTAAGCTGACTGTAGGTACACAAGAAAGCAGCATTACAAGCGGAAGCGGCGGGCAAGGCGGAGGCAGTATTACAAATGCTGGCTCTGGTGCTGATGCGATGGCTCATACACACTCCAACAAGGGCGTTCTGGATAAAATTACGGAGCAGGATTACGCGGACTTTAAAGGGGCTGTCAACAAGGCACATATCCACGCAAACAAAGACACGCTGGACAAGATCGAGCAGCCGTACACCACGGCAGAACGGGACAAGCTGGCTTGGCTGGAGAACTACACTCACCCAACCCACACCGCCCACGCGAAAGGGTTTTACAAGTTTGCAAGCGACGGTGAGGGGCATGTCACGGACGTAGCTTATGTAGATGGAACAGATATGTACAACCTAGGATGTGCACTCAGATCAGAC